GGGAACTGCTAATTACAAATTGGATCTTACTCGTCCTTCCATAAACTCAAGTAGTAATTCCGCGATTTCGGAATCCTACCCGTAACTCGTCTCGCCACTTTGCGAATGGCCTCAAACCATTCCTCATCTCCAGCATAATTTCCTAAGTAACTATCCCAGAGAGCCACATCCCCAACCTCGGCATGAACCATTTGATAAACATGTTTACCATGGTAAACCGGTGTTGGGATTTCACCCTCATAGTGATAGCCTCCAAAGTCAAAAACTTTGTCGATTGAGAACTCTTTGACCTCGCAACCATAGCGTTGTACTCGTTCCAGGTATTTTTCCGGATCAACTTCAACTTCCTGAGCTATGTCATCGCCCAATCCCAGTATCCTGCCAACTCCTCCAGCCGCGACATGCAATATGTCTTGGCCCACGGTATTCAAAACAATTGTCCAATAACAACCAGACTTTTGAAGGCCTGGTAGTTTTTGTTGGACTATGGTACCGTCTTGAAACTTAAAGAAGGCCCTATTGAACAAGAGCTCGCAACGTTTCCAGAGCAAGGCATACCAGCGTTGGTAAAGTTCCTTATCCTCTGTATAACAAAGCTCATTAACTACTTCAAAGAAAGCGCAAATCAACCATTTCTGCACAGTCCAATCCCAATTGGATTTGTCTGATGTGAAGACTTTCTCTCCTTTTGGGAATATGGCTCGCAGAGCTCGGTATCCTCCCTTATTAGGGCTCCAACCGATAGCTGACGGCACTTCCAAGTTGTTCTCAAGGACCGACTCAAAGAAAGACCGACCCAAAATCCTATCAATCATTGTGTCAACCAAGGACACGGCTGAGATCAACCTATATTTCTCATTGGTCAGTTTCTTTGCCTTATGTGGCTCCTGCTTCACAAACACCTTGATTGGATCGCAAACATACTCTCCTGCTTCAAGCTGCCTAATCCGCTCGAAAACCACTGCATGCAAATCCTGAACCCTCGCCTGATCAAAATCCATTCCATCATGCCCCAGAGCTTCACGGATTGTTGGTCCGTACCGCTCAAAGACACAATGTCCTGGAGATGAATGCAAATTTAGGTCGTTCAGAGCATCGTAGAAGGCCTCCTCAAACTCCTGGATCTCAAAAGCCGCATCAGAGTAGTGCTCAGCTACTGTTTTGACGATTCGGTGGAATTCTTCATCGCTTGGCTCTTCAGAAAATTCGTAGCTTTCCTCAAAGATCTTCGAATGGTTGGAGAAAGATCGTTTCGCTGCGCAAGAATCGATTCTAGGTGGTCCGTAAACTCCCTCGAATGCTGGAAAGTCTGATTCGTCAATATCGGGGTGCCTTGCTTCTGTTGGGAACCGGGGTAAAACACAACTTCTGCCGGATCCGTACTGATCCCAGCTATTGGACAGTTGGAGGCAACTGCACGGGGTCTGTCCATTGTGGGCAGACCCCTGCTCCGAAAATCCTGATCAGAATCAGAATCATCGTGTTCCAAGTGTTCACGATTCGCTGAGGGCAGATCGGCCTCCGGCTGATCATATTCCATTTTATCCATCAATTCCCCCCAATCCACAATTCCTTGCTCAACCAAGTCATTGTATTTTGAAGCATCGACCCTTTTATATCCGTCATGAGTCTCCAGATAGCCACCCGATGGAGTTACTTTCCCCTTCATCCTAGCAGCTCTCTTCTTGTACTTTTCCCATGGATAAGCTTCATCTAAGCCCCGAACCATAGCCTGTATATAAGTAGCATCCAGCCCCATGTTGTGGGTTCCAGTTGTGGATCCCATATGCATCCCATAGATATTTCTACCCTGGACATATGGAGCTCCACTAAAACCCTTGGCTGTTGACCCGTGATATGAAACATAAAACATGGATCGGTTCTTCTTCAAAAGTCCAGACGTCCTAACATAGGGCATCTTTCCTACAATCCGAACAACCGCCATGTCAAACATTGACATACCAACAGTTGCTATCTTATACTTAGCCAAACCCAAAACTTGCATGTTCTGGGTGTAGGGAGCAAAGACAACTTCATTATCCAATTCTTGGAATTCTTCCTTGTGAACCATTACCGCACCTTTGTCGGTTTTAATCTGAATTTCACAAAGCCTATCAATGACATGCAAAGTTGTTATTAGATTGTTATCCATCCTAAACCCCATACCAACCGGAGTCAAAACGTCACCGCATTCCAAATTTCCTAAGATCAAAAACTGACAAGCTGGCAGTTCTTTCACTTGCTCATATTCGGATCCAGCGACATAGGCCTCCGGTTCATACTGTAAGGGAGTTTTCCGGAAAACCCTAAAAACCTTCTTAACATTCCATTTCAAGCATGATCCAACGTAACAAAACCAACGTCCCAATCCGCAAGAGAATCTCCAAGAGGTTCTCAACAGCCACCAAAATACCCTAAGGTAAAAGGCAACTGCCGGGAGGAGCACTAAGAAACAGAGGATGAGTTGAAACCAAGTATAAGGTGACAACTGCAACTTCTGTCTCACAAACTCCGCCGAGGCTACGATGTAATCAAACACCGCC